CCACTAATTCCCATCAGGGTTAATACATGCTGGTTCCAAGGTTCAATCCTAATCTTTGGCTTGATGTATCTTTGAAGTGTGTTATGCTCTAGCTTCTGTGAGTTATTATACATAGCTACTAGTGTAGTAGCTGTATCTGCTAAATTAAATGTAGGTATGCAAGTAATTCCAGATTTATCTAGTTGATATAACCAAGCATGTACTGACATGGAACTAACTCTATACTTATGTCCTGGTCGGAGAAACTTATTATCCTTAGTAGGCAGCCACTCTTGCATTCCAGGCTTGCCACTGACTATTGTTGGACCATATACACCCTCAGTGAGTAGATACATCTCATCCATCTTTATTATATCTCTTCTTAACTGTTCCTCAGTAGCATCTAGACTACCTAGCAATTCACCAGCTTGTTTTCTACTAACTCCAATCCTATGTCCGTCAATGGCTATCCAGTTATAATCTGGCAATCCTTTTGAGTTAAAACTAGCTCTGATGGTTGGAACAGATGAGGTAATTAATAGCTCTAACTCAACTGGTTCAAATGTATCTATGCCTATCATATTTCTATTATGAACTTAGTCTCCAGCATTCCCTGTTGCTGTACTTGGAACTATTCTTAAAGGGCTGGGCTGTTCCAACGTTTCTATGGATGGTTGTGTCTCAGAGCTATCCCATTCTAAAGTATAAGGGATTCCATCACAACTTCCTGTTACTCTATGTTCACAATTATGACCTTCAAGTAACTCACAACAAAACCATTTCCCTGAAAAATCCAATATTTCTTTACAGTTATTCATTTATCCCCCTTATTGCTTCCATTCAGGTAAGCAACTCTTGTTGCTGCTTCCTTTTTCATATAATACTAGCTCCAGTGATTATACCTTCCTGCTCCATTATCTTACTATAACTCGGGTCTTCAAATGGCAGTCCTACTAATGGAGCAGGTACAGACTCAGCTTCTACCTTACACCAAAATGACCCATTGTTTTTATAGGTATGTAGCATCCAATCCGTACTATCCCCAAGTGAATTAAACCCAGACCTTTCCCTCTTTCCTGTCTTTGACTCTTCAACTCTGCCTGTCTTAGGGTTAGGCATTGGTTTATATTCATCCCTGGAATGGTGTATAATTACCAGGTTTTTATCCCTAGCTCTTGCTTGGTATATTATACCTCTCATCCTGATGTTAGGTTCCCTGTATTCAATAGGTAATAAGCTGACTCTTAAATTCTCATTAGGTTTAGCATTACCAGCAGCATCTAATTGTAACTCTTGTTTCTCTTGCAAGTAGCTAGTACATATCAACTCCCAAAGCAGAGTACCTGTGTCTATTACTCCAGTTACCATCTCAGGCTTACTTAACAAGTTCTTAACATAGTCCTCTAGGAATTGATACCATAGTTCCTTCATTCCAGTAACTATCTTAGATGGCCTAAAGCTAGGCTCTGCTTGGATTGGAGCTATAAATCCATGGTAGTCCACCAAGCCATCATTTATTTCCTGCTGAAACTTCCACTTAGCTCGGTTGTATCCGCCAAGGTCAAGCTCGGCATAATACATTGGCTTAGGGAATGTAAGAGCTAGAGTGCTCTTCCCTGTCTTATCATCTCCCCATATTCCACAAACTATTGACATTATTTACCTCCCTGGTATAACATACCTTTCGGGCAATACATTGCAACCTCACAGTATCCTTGGCATCTCCTACCATCCCAGCACTCCCTATTATCACATGGTTGTGGAAGAAATGTCTTATCTTCCTGGTATATTTCCAATGCTAATAGTAAAGCTCTGGCTTTCCTATCAAAGTATTGTTTAACATAGTCATCCTCTAACCTTTTTATTGGTATTAGTCTTATATTAAAATCAATACCTCTGCTAGTAGCTATTTGTGTATTACCATCTCTGACTGTAACCTGTAATTGCATAGCTTTGATGTTTAATCCTCTGTCTTCTAGCTTAACTCTATAATTATTAAGCTGCATTTCCTCATTCCAAAGGTCTACATTGTTAGGATTTACAGAGAATATACTTATCATCTTAGAAGTTCCAGCTTTACCCCACTTTCCAGATATCTTATACTTTGCTCCAGTTGGGTCAGGAGCCTTATGTTCTACTAGACCAAGTGCTCTTGATACTCTATAACTACCCCAAGTTTTATAGTCAGTTAACAACCATGTACCATCAGACTCTGGTTCTAGTAAATCAAATATGTCTCTACCATCTGGAGACAGGGCTACCTCTGAGAGTAGCCCCATCTCCTTAGCTTCTGTACTTAGCATATCATGGTGTCCAGTTCCCAATAAAGCAAATGCTCTACTTTGTGGCTCTATGAAAAAGTCACGGGTTAACTTAAGGAACTCCTGCATTGTACCATTAAGTAACTGTGTGGTACTAGGTTGTCCATTCCATACACGCTCCTCACTGATAAGTTTGAGTGTTGGCAATGTAAGACACCTATGGTCACAATGGGATAGGCATTGTTCTACTGATACAATGTCTCCATCTGGGCATTGAAAAGCTACTAATGGCATAATTACTACTCCTTGTGTTTTATTTTTAATGTTTCTGCAATTTCTCTTGCTTTCAATGTGATATATTTCTCTCTTTCCTCTTCACTCATGTCATTTATTGGTTTGATTATCCTAGCATATAAGTCATCCCATGAACTTACCTCCATTGTCTACCTCTTATTATCTACCCTTTATTGGTATGCCAGCCATTCTCATCCTTCCAAGCCTTGTTAGCAGCTTCCATTGCAGGTAGGAAGGTCTTACCCATAATGCTGGTTAGCAACTGCATGTCACTCTTTACCAGGTTATCTTGGAATACCTTTTGATTCCACTCCTGCTCTGTTGCACAGCTATCTAGTAATTCCAATGCTCTATCTGTGGGACTGACTCCTCCAGCTTGGGATGTAATTGCAGCCCTAACTATCTCATGCACTTCCCAGCAGTCACGGCTGGTACTTTTTCCTTCCTTGGCATTCCATAGGTCATGTGGGACTATCTCCATAAGCAAGCGACTGCTTACCAAATCTCCAATGTCCTCAGTGTCTTTTATATGCTTAGCTGCTGAGTCTGCTAGGATTGTCCATAGGCTGGTCCTTCTTTTGTTGAGTGGTATAGATATCTGAGCAACTGGGAATTGGTATGGCTCTGTAGTTTCTATAATGTCGGTGCTAGGGTCAAGAGAGAAGTTGAGATTTACATATGTTACTAGCCTTCCCTCTATTGCTCTTGAGTCTGCTAGGTAACTATCCAACTTACCCCAAAATTTCCTGAGTGGAATTCTAGCTCCACCATCTACTATTCCTCTAAAACTAACTGATTCATCCATTGTATTGTAATCCTCCTATTTTATATTTACCATTCTCTTACTATTGGACTCACTGATTGTATATCTACTATTTCTTTCTTAATTGTATCTAATAATGCCTCCTTGACAACCATACTTATTGTCTTACCATGCTGTGCAGCTAGTACATGAACTTGCCTCCTTTCTTCCATGGTCATATCTAGTACGACATGCCATTTTGCATTGTTCTCACTATTGGCTATCATCTCAATATACATTATATCATGCCAGGCCAGGCTTGTCAAGCTGACATAATGCCTAAAGCTTTATGACAAGCGTGAGCTTGACATTATGTATTCGATATGATACAATGCTAATATGACAGTTAATACAACTGGTGGGATTAGGTTTGATGATAGCTACCACAAGGCTCATAGGGAAGCAAGTGCTAGGTATTGCAGGAATAATCCTGACAAAGTTAAGATGAATACACTTAGACAAAGAAAGCATAGAAGTGAGCATCTTGAGGAGCATAGAGAATACCATAAAAATTATCATAGAAACCAGCTTATTTTACTTAAGACTGGTCAATGGGTTAAAGCTGATTGTAAGCCTCCAAGACCAAAAGATGTATGTGATGTATGTGGTAAAGAAGCTAAGAAGTTGTACTATCACCACTGGGATGATAGCTTGCCAGAAGCTGGTATGTGGGTATGTCATACATGCCATGCTGGATGTGAGTTTGTTGATAAAGATTATCATACCAAATACCTTAGAACCAAGTCCATCATTATGACCCAGCATGACATAAAACAATCATCATGTATTGTATCGAATACATAATGAGCTATATTGTTTGATACATATATATTATAACTACTCTATATGTATAATTTTTTATAGCTTGACATAATGTATTAGGCACTAGTCCAGTATATCTATTGTTAACCTTGCTTTCCATTCTTTACGAGATGTTACTATTGGCTTATGTGGGAGTGCATCTATAGCTATACGTTCTCCAGTGTCAGTTTCAAATACTAGCTCCCAATCATCATAAGATACATCTCCATCTGGTGTCATTTCTGGGTAGGTTACTATTTTAACTTTGCCTTGATAGGTACGGCTTTTCATATCATCCTCCTATTTGGTTATTTTTATTATTCCATTCCTTCAATTTTATTTATAATTCTCTTCATTTTGTCCTGGCATGGTTTGAGATTTTCATATAGATATTGTACATGGACTTCTGGACTATCTATTTCAGGATTACAGGAGAATCCCGCAGCGATTATATCTGCTGTTTCCCTGCAAACATCAAGCAGTTCGTAGTGGTTATCACTAAGGCTTTGTTCTAGTTTGTACCCCATTTTACTCATTTCATCCTCCTATTTGGTTATTTTAGTTGCTACAATACCAAAGGAACAGCCGTCTAAGAATGGACGAAAAGTGTATTTATGGGTTCCATTCATTCTATATAATAGTTTTGCAATATTTGGCATGTAGCTCATTGGTTTATCATAGTACCCTTCATGACATTGTTTGTTGTTACTAAAGTACATTGATATACATGGACCTATTCCTGGCTTTTCATTTAACCATATCTTTAATTCCCTATTCATATTATCTACCTCCTTAACTTTGTATTTTTTCTCATTCATCTGTTCTATCTTACAGTATACAGTAAATCCTTCACATCCACCATAAAAGATACATTTACTACAATCATCGAAGTTACTGAAACCACGGATAGGACATTGCTCAGTCAGACCATCTCTATCAAATTGGATTTCTATCATTTTATCTCCTATGTCTCTTATTCTTTTTACCTCTTCTGCTCTTCCTATGAAGATGAGGAATAGATTTATAGCTCTTGCTAGAATTAGAACTCCTATAAAAGTTACTAACAAATGAGAAAATGCTGTTACAGGATGCAAGCCCTGCGTATAAGAATGGAATGTATCTGTTCATTATTACCTCCTATAACAAATTATTCTATTACTTTATAAGCTACCAGATATAAACTACATGGTAGTCTACACCACTCAACTACTTCAGTTTGAGGAAGAGCAATACATATTCCAAACCCACTATTAATAGGTTTATACCACCCACACTTACTACACTCCCTTCCTGTAAGATTTGGACATGTACACCAATCCTCATTTACACACGTATTGGACTTGTTCTTCTTTAACCAACTAAACATGATTACTAACCTCCTATAATAATTTATTAAACTGTAGTGTCTTTCTATCTATTCCTATCTTTATATTTTTCACCTCCTCTTCAGCGTGCCGAGTCTTCTCAAAGGAGAGTATAACCTCGGCGTCTTTGCTGGTTTTTATTGTCCGAATTTGGGTGTCAAACCAATTTGACCACATACTACTGCCAAACATATCATCCTCGGATGTGTATGGCTGGCCATCTACTATCTGGGTCTTGCGGTCATGATGTATTAGGATTACAGCTACCTTGTATAGGTCTATTAGTCTATCTATCTCATTCTGGAATATGCGGACACCATCATCCTCGGTTAGCTTGCCTGATACTACCTTATACAATGGGTCTATGATTAGTACTTGAGGCAGGACGGATTGTAATTCTGTTTCCATGTCACGGATGTATATGTTCTTGTCTAGTTTCATGTTAAACTCTGTGCGTAGGAATAATCTATCTGGGCGGAGACCATTACCATGAGAGTATTTAGACACTCGCTTCTGGAACTTAGGTTTAGGTATCTCAATTTGCAAGGTATATACAGTCACTGGCTGAATATCAAAGCCGAGCCAGTTCTTACCAGCGGCGAGATGGAATGCTAAGTCCATAGCTAACATTGACTTCCAGCTCTCCCATCTTCCATATATAACCATCTTGGTCTGGGGTATGAGCAAGCCATCAGATATAATATATTCCTGCTTTGGTGGTTGCCATTCTAGGAAGTCATTCAAACTTTGTGCTTTCATGTATTAGATTCCTGTCTTGCATTATAAATAATTCCTTCTGTTTTATATGTACTAAATCCCAGAGTTCTAGGTCATATAGTATATTGCATATACCCAAATCACAAGCTTCTCGATGTTGGGGGCAGTTGTTACAACTAGGCAGATTGTCCTTAGTGTATGTAAGTTTGAGTCTTTTCTTCCACTTGCTGGCAGTGGATGGGCTGATGTTTAGTTTCTTACCTACTACTGTCAAGCTGCCTTGCATTAACAAGGTTTGTATTGGCTTCTTGTGTTGTTGTTCTATCAACCTCATGTGAGTGGTTTTAGTAATCCCGTCTTGGTATGGAGTTACTTCAACTAGACGTCTGTGCTTACGAACTGCTGATTGGGATGGAGCTAGTCCGTGGGATTTTAATATCTGTTCCCTGACAGATTTACTTTTCATAGATCCTCCTGTATGTCTGATAATAGTTTCTGTGCTTCTGATTCTAGGTTTGCCAGGTACTCTGCTACATTGTAATAGGGGACGCTTTCCTCCCTATCGTATATCAACCTGCAAAACATGCAAACCCAGCGATGGAAACTTGCGGAGAAATATGTTCTAACGCTTCCACACAATGGGCAGGACATGATACCTCCAAATGCTCGGACGTGTCTAGGATGAAATATATGGTCTACTAGGTCTATGCCATCTTCGTTAACTATTTCCAACATTCACATCCTTTAACATACTAGCTAGTTTGGTATTCTCTCTTCCTTTAAGATAACCAGCCATGTATCCTGCCGTTATGCCAGTGAGTATTGGAGTTGTTGCCTTATTAGTCAGTTCTCCTACAAGGAACAATGGACTGTATTCACACACAAGAACTGCTATGTCTGATACCAGGTCTTCATCTACGTGTTTGGTTAGGTCTTCTGCTTCTATGATTTTAGCTAGGTCTTCTATGTTCATGTATTACCTCCAATTTAGTTTTATTTAACCTTTTTACTACCTATCATCTTAGTGTCCCATAAGGCTAGTAATATAAACCCTATACTTAATAAGATAGTTAGTATGATTATGGTAGTTTGTATCCACTCTGGTGCATTATTTATTTGTTCCTTGAATATCTCTACTAAAAGGTAGAGTGTTATTATAATTATAGCTATTGCAGGACAAAGCCCTACTCGCATAATACCTCCTATATATTGTAGATTCTTAAGTTTAATTTTTCTATAGCATATTTGAGAGTGTTAAGTAAGTCCATTACAACATCAAATTCTTTACAACAATTCTGACTACTCACATCTTCTAAGGGACAGTTAGAGCACCTCATATATTCTAAGCAGAGTCCGCACCGTCGGTGTCCCTCTATTGATATAGTATCAATGGCTTTATATATTGACTGCCATTTCTTGAGTGAGCAGTCTTTACCAGGTATACCATTCTTAATGTCAACTTTTGCATCTTCTCCATCATAAATCTCTATTAACTTCATTTTTCCCTCCTATGTATTGGCGGGAGTTCCTTGGCTGGGTCAGACAGCCAGTGAGGGAAAGGAGTAAAACCCTCGGAACTCCCATGATTTTATCTACTCCTTAACAGTTTTGTGGAGAAGGTTTGTGAGGTGCATCTTGTATTCCAGTTAGTGCTGGTAGTAACTCATTAGCATGGAAGCAACTGCTGGTAGCATCAATAATTTGAACAAGGTAGGGATGCCTCTTATCACATCTACAACCTGGATTACCTGTAGTTTCAATGTCAATTACTATGCCTAACTTTCCAGCATGTATACCATTCTCATACTTACAATCTTTTCTAACCATTACTGGGTCATCAATCTTATATTTCATAATACCTCCGTTTAATCAAGTATAAAGTATATTCCAAGAATGATAGGCACCATTATAACCATTACAATACCGAAAACTTTTGCAGCTGTAAGTATTTCTTCCCATCCAGTGGTAAAACCTATATAACTTAAGAATGTAATGACTGGAATAGCTATTAGTAAATAACCTAGTAGTTTTCTCTTATTCATAATACCTCCTTCCTTAAGACATTACCAGTCCTACAAATACCAAGCTGCCAAAGAAGCTAAGCATAAAGGCAATCATCAATAGAATCCTATCTCGTTTACACATTGGTTCTCCTTCTCCTTTGAGTGTGTATCTATTCATTGGTTTCTCCTTCCTCGATGTCTGCATCGAATAGCAAGAACATCCTAGATGTCCTTTCTAGGTAGGTATATTCCTGCTCCGTGTCCGCCTAACTCAATAAAACCATACCTAAAACCAAATCTTACACTCCTACTTTTTGTTCTTACAATCCCACAGAATGTTCTTTTGGAATATAATCTACGTTTGATTATCTTTATCAACTTACCTCCTTCTATTGCCTATAAGGCAACTCTATCGCTGGAAAGAAATGCTTTGCATCCTGTTCAGACAGCTTTACTCCATACGCTGCTACATACTCTTCTGTCCCAGCTTCGGTATAGCTTGTATCTCCGCCGATATAAGCTGCCCAGTCTATCTCTTTTGTAACTATTGCTACAATAGCTATTTGGACATAATTGCAAGCCCAAAATCGTGCCTCTAGACACAAGGTATGTTCATCTTCCTTGAATATATGGTATGGATACACTGGTTTCATATTACCTCCTTATTTTCTACATCTTTAAGGATGTCTAACAATTTACGAAGATGTTTAACCTCATTAATTGCAGCTTCCAATACATCCTTTTCAATAGTAGCTCTCTTGAAAAATTCCTCATCAGTCTCTATACGATATCCTTCCATTACTAGGCAGTCTCCTTTGATAATGAACCTTGTGTCTGGAACATGGTTTCCGTTCAATAATATCTTAGCAATGCGGAAGCTATATTTACTTAGTTCAAGGACAGCTTCTCTATGTTCTGCTCCACTACTTCCTGGTTTCTCAGTAATAAACTTCACTGTATTACCTCCTTTCTATTATTCATACTTGCCAGGGACGGATGCTGCCATTTAAGGATTAAGTACTAACCTCACAACTCATAAGAGTTTTGTTTGGTAGGCAGCCTTACCCTCTATACCAGTTTACTGGTCTATCTCCGCCTCCAGCAAGTTACCTGGCTAGTAGCTATTTGGGACATCATTCGGGCTTAATTCCGCAGTGCATTCCAGTATTGCTACAATTTTATATCCTTCATCTATCTCAAGAGCAGACTCAATATCCCTTTCGTTACCTCCAGGGTAGCCAGGTCATATTCAATTATTAATGTACCAACTGGACTGTCTAGCTAGACAAGTAATGCATCCGTTAGCTCAATTATGCAGTTGTCTCTATGTCCCTCTTCCAACGCATCCTGTGCAGTCTCAAGACTATCAACTATGTCCTGATATTTTTCTTCCAAATCCTCACGCTCGGTATCTGCTAGTTTGTCCTCATATAGTGCAATGAGATACTCTAGTTCTACTTTCCTTGCCCTTAGTTCTTCATCACTTGAATCTTTGATTCGTGTAATGAGTTTATTAATCTCTCCTTTGCTTGCCTTTACCAGACTTCGCACTCCAGCTTCATTTGCTCTCATGTCCTTACCTCCTTAATTTATTTAGCTACCTAGCCTACTCCTGCCTACCAATTGCTTGATAAGCAGAGTGTGGAATAGTTAACTACTAGCCTTGCTTCCAGAGAGTATATCGAACCCTTCTGCTATAACAGGAACAAGCTCAAAGACCTGCTCTCCTGGGATTTCTCCAGCTAGGGATGGTGATACCTCATAATAATCAGAGAATGCAACGTATGTTTTACCTTCCTTAAATAGAAAAGCAGGCTCTTCATACGTTGAGAAAGCACCTATATCCTCCCCTATTTTAATCCGATGATTAAGATTGTGACTAAATTGATGCTGGTTTTCCATATTACCTCCTTTATATTCTTACTAATATTGTACTAACAATCTTTCTGGTATTACTCCAGCTATCATGTCTTTCCATTCTGCCTGAGTAATATGTGTAGGTACATTCAAGATTCTATATCCTCCACTACCAACTGGTTCCCAATCCTCCGCTTCTGCTAGAATATCTCCTTCAATTAGTTTATAAGCAGCGGAGTGCACTACTCTATACCAAATACCAGAAATTTGCCCCCATCTTTCTACATATAGATCTTTTTCTACCTTATTAGTGAGTTCTCGTAATATGCGGAGTTCTCCTGTTTTCTTATAATAATCAACTCCTGTTATTTGGTATTGGGGTATAGGCTCAGGTTCTGCTTCCTGTGCAGTACGTATCCCAGACTCAATAGTATTTAATCTTTCTATGAGCTGGTTGTACTCCAGGATTAGTGGATGATTACCAGGTATTTTATTGCGCATTTGGTTCCTCCTTTATTATACATTCCGTACCTCTATCTCTCTCATCCTACCAATCAGCCTCACACTCCATGGATGATAAAGAAACTATCCCTTTGTTGTGGAGTGGTTTTTTGTTCAGTAGCATCTCGCAGTGCTTGCATTAAACGTACTATTTGTCTGTTACGGGAATCTATTATTTCTTGTTTATGCTTCACTAGTTGCATTAGTTCCTCTTCTCTAGCAGACATCTTATATTCTTTTTCCATTTCAATTCTCCTTCTTTCATACCTTTATATCCTCTGTATTACCAGTCAGCACTCGACCTATGCTGTGAGCCATGATTATATACATCGTACCTTCTCATTGAATTTACCTGTGCTCATGGCCATCGTCTCATTATATCATACGCTATTGCCATTGTCAATAGCCAGCCCTGGCAGCGTATGTCGAACGTATGATCCAAACATCCATTCTGAACGTATGTACCGAACATTTGTGCTACTTAACATAACGCTTGGTTCAAGGCTTATACATTTATTACGAAATTTCCTGGTATTATGTAAAGCAACCCGTTGACAATCCCTGGTATATGTGCTATTATTGTTCTAGGCTGTAAAAGCGACAACGTTTTCAGCACATTAAAAATTGAATAAAGGACGGTGACAACATGGAAGCAAAAGCACTCGAGTCTCAAATTGTCGAGGCTCAAAAAGCACTCACCCAAGCTAGAACTGGACTCATGGCTGCATATCAAGCGAATGATACAACTCAAATCACCGAATTCGAGGGGTTTGTCGAACATGCAAAGAAGCTTGTAGCAATGGCTGAATTGGCAAGGGATAAAGCTATTGAGGAAGGCTTGGCAGGTGAGAGGGAAGCGTTAGGCATTGCCATATTCGAGGCTATCAAGGACGTGAGCGTTAATGGCAAAAAGCTAAAGGTACAACTCGAAGCTGTCAAAGCTACAGGGTTCGCTTTCAAGCTTCCCGATGGCCAAAGCGACACAGCAAGGGTAGCATTGACGGTTCCAGGGATCCCAGGCACACACAAAGCATCAAGCGGCAATGGTGGCAATCGTGGCGAAATGCAAGCGAAATTCGGCGTAACATTGGATCAAGCGTATAATGCCTTTAAGGAACCAGAGGACGAAGCGTTATTCAATGCAGCCGAATTGCTCGAAACAAAGCCTCGCAATAGCAAGCAATGGACGATCAAAAATGCTGTAAGGAACCGTGCTATTGCTGATGGGCGATTAAGGCCAACAAGCTGAACAATGTATAAACGAGGGAGCCTAGTTGTCGGGCTCCCTTTTTTATTGCTCATTGAGTAGAACATATGTTCGATTATATATGCCGATTGCTGATAATGCCACGAGCTTTGAGCTATGATAGCCAATCGTGCCTTGAAATACATTGCTTACATAGCCTTTGAACATTGCCATGTACAATCGCACACATCATTATTTACACACGCTTTAAATTGCCTTACAATGCGAGCCGATGTATGAGCGATGTATAGGCATGGAACCAAATACATTGGTTGGTTGACATAACAATCCTGGGTACGGCTGCTAGTATTATGAGATATACGAACGAGTTAATTCCATTCACGCAAATTATTTATATATAAACTACTACCTTATACTTCCTCATAGGTTTTCTCAAATATATCTGGTTTGCATAAGTGGATTCCTTCTACATCTTTTATAATCCAATCATTATATTTAACAAGGTCTAGCCCTTCTGCTGTAGGTATATATAAGCCTACTTCATCCACGTAATGTTCTCCCATAAACTTACACACTTCATCCCTATTATCCTGTTTTAACTGCATTGCCTCGATTACCATTGATTTATTCCTGAATTTCATATTACCTCCATTATATAAATTCTCTCACCGTCGCCGATTTATAGTAAAATACCCTGGCTTCCTTACACCATATACACACGAAAGTCATGTGGTTGCTGCAATCCTCCATCCAATGATGGGCACCACTCGGCGATTTTGGGCATTTCCAACTCCCAGATTTTTTATAACTTATATATCCTGGACTATCCATTTCTTAGGTACTCCTCCATATCTCCCAATGCGTGTGGTTACATCCTCTATCTTGCTATCCAATTTAATAACTGACAGCAGATTGTCTGGAAACTTAGCCTTTAGGCGTTTCTTTTGTTGTACTAGCATGGCATGTTTGCGTAGCAGTTTCTTTCTTTCCAATGCATCCTTTGGTTCTAGTTTTAATACCTTCCTTCCTCTAGGGCTGGCATGGTATGGGTTTTGCCTCAATGCGTCCATGCCATTATCTACCCAGCAGTTTGTATGAAACCTCATCTCATACATCCGCTTATGATGCCAGGTTCTACATACCACACAGGGAGTTGCTACTTCTATAAACTGCTTACAATAGCGACAGGTAGATTGTCTTTTACACCAGCTAATCCAGACGTTCAATGTATTTTAACCTGTTACAGTTGGATATATAGTTGGAGATACTGTTTGGATGTCTTTATCATCCATTTTTACCTTATGGCTTTGTTGCCACTGCTCAGACTCCAATACTGTTAGTTCTGGTATTATACCTTTACCATCACATACAAGACAAGTCTGTGATATCTCTGCTGCTGTACCTAGAGATGGACGGATTACACGTCCAGCACCATTACATACTGGACATTTATGCCATAGTGCTATGCTCCTTGCTCTATCTAACTCATTCATAACTTTATCTAATTCATCTGCAATGAAGTTACATAAATCAAGAATAATCTCAAATGCTCCATCAGGGTTAAGAGTAACAAGTCCCATTGCTTGATATATCCTATGAGAAATGTGTTCTGGTAACCTCTCGTTTAATATTTTGGGGATAGTTTCTTTATCTTTATCCATATTTACCTCCTACATCTTATGCTATATTTATTATATCACGTTTTGCCAGCTTTGTCAAATTTACATTACATAATGCCTTGACAAATGTATAATCACATGTTATAATAGGGGATGTCCGAGGCTGAACAAATAACTGAAGCCATGATACCATACTTCCCCGATGACACTCGGAAGTCAAAGTATCTATCCTATAGAGTTTCAGGCTTTACAATCCGAGAAGCAATTCACTTAACTGGTATAACTGAAGGTAGTGTACGGCGTTGGAGAAAAGATGATGCTATCTTTGCCGAGATGGATGCTTCTGGCGTCAGTGAACTAAAGAAGAAGTTTAGTTCAGAATACATTAACCTCCAATACACTCGCAATATGCACCTCGTACTTCAAAAGGATTACAAAGTCCTAGAGAAAAGCATTGCTGAGCCAGACAACCTTACAACCCAGGAACATCAGTATCTATTAAAGCTACGTACTTTTTACACTCCACAACAGATGGCGCTAATCCAGCAAGTCATTAGTGAAACCAATGGAGAGAATTTCACCGATTTAGTTTTTCGTATTAGTCGAGAAAGGGAGGAACTAACTATTGAAAAAAGAGCCTAGTGTACTTAACAGCAGAACGCCACAATGGTTTAAGGACTGGCATAGAAGTGAATACTGGCATTTCAAGTATGATGTAACAACTAGGATTGGTAGGGTAGAAAAATGGATATGGCTTTTAATTGGTATAATGTTGGCAGCAACTGTAGCTGAGAGGTTATTTTGAATGAACTGCCCGAGTTGTCAGGGTCAAATGAGAATATCATATTCCAAAGGCTTTACAGCTTTATGGAAATGTCCATTCTGTGGTTATGCAACTCTAGGAGCAAGCATTGAGAAGAACAAGAATAATAACTCTAAAGCAGAAGATAGCGGGAAGAAAGAACTTGACAAAGGCTCAAGTGTATAGGATAGGCAAAAGAGGACTGAGGTATAGGAGGAAATTACAATGAAAAAGTGTCCTGGTGGGAAAATAAGAAGTAAAGGAAAAGGAAGAGGTTTAGGCATTGGAAAGGGTAAAGGTCCTATTGGCAGGAAAGCATGAGGTCAGTATTTAGACCTATAATAGCGATAGGACTTGGTTATACTCTATGTATCATGGCTATCGTAGAAGCATTTGATTGTGGAGTTGCTCCTCAGTGGTTTCTAGGTCTTTCCATACCAATCATAGTTGCTCTATTTGGTGAAAGAGCTTATAGGAAAAATAAGGGTGAGTAATACATGGAAGTAAAGCAACTAGCAGATGGTCAACTTGCAGATTCTACTGGTGACTTATACACAGCAGTTTCTGCTACCATAATAAGTACCATGACATTTGTTAATACTCATACCTCTGCTATAACTATGAATGTATATATATTACCATCTGGGGGCACTGCCAGGAGAATAATACCAAAAGACATGAACCTTGGAATAGGCTACCTAGCAACCCTTGATGAAGAGATAAACCTAGATACTGGGGATAAAATCCAAGGTGATGCTAGTGTTGCGGATAAAGTAGATTACACCATCGGAGGCATAGACGGCTTGTGAGAGTATATAATGCTAGTGGTGTACTTCAGGTATCTAGTGCTGGAGTTACAGACCATGGAGAGTTAACTGGTCTTAGTGATGATGACCACACCCAATATCTATTAGCTACTGGCACTAGGGCTGCATCAGAGATTAGATTAACTCCCAAGGCATCATCTAGCGGTCCAGAGGGAACTATGTTTTATGACTCGGACGATGACCATGTATATGTAGGAACAGAATAGGAGGTTATATGCAAATAAATGTATGGTTAAAGGCAAATGCAACACTCTATCTGGGTGGAGATCCTGCTAAAGGTACACAGCCAGCAGTAACAGTAACGCTGACAAAACCTCAAGTGCTTGTTGACCCAGAGAAAAATACAATAGTGGTTTTAGAAACCAAATAGGAGGGTAATATGGCAATAACTTGGAAGAAACTCGCATACGAAGATGACGTAATAACTAAGGCATTCATGGCTGCTAAGGGAGATCTTATCTCAGCCTCAGCAGATGACACTCCGCTAATCTTAAGTAAAGGAACTGACACCCATGTACTGACTGCGGATGCTGCCGAAGCTACAGGTCTTAAGTGGGCTGTTGCTCCTGGTGGTACTCCTGATGCTCACAAGGACAGCCATGACCCCGAAGATGGTTCTGACCCACTGGATTGTGGGGCTGCTGGTGAGATAGCTGGTGTAGTTGCTGCTGCTGAAGGTTCGGCTCATTCATTTGCAAGAAGTGACCACACGCATCAGGTTCAAGAAAGCATGGCTGATAACCACGTCGTTACTATCAATCAGGCTGATGTAGCAGAAAATGATGTAGGTGTTTTTACAGCAACAGGTGGGATTGGCGGGCAGACCTATGCTGAACTTGCAGCGAACATGGCGTTAGATGACATCGGTGTTCCTGATGCAGCAGTAGACTTTGACCTTCAAGAAGCTACTGACCTTGTAGTTATGACTGTGGCTAATGAAGCTGGGTTGCCTGCTGCTAATGTTGCTGTTGGTCAACTTTGTTGGGCAACTAGTGAGTTAACCCTACACATTTGTACTGCATCAGTATAAGATAGGTTGATAATGAAAGCTGAAGACCTAAAGCGAAAAGATGCTATGGGAAGACTTCATAACAGGTTGACTGTCCTGATAGATAAGTCCGAACTAACTACCTCTGAGGTATGTTTAGTACTGGATAATCTTAAGCAGTCTATTGTAAAAGCATTTATGAAGGAGATAGGACAAGACTAATGGCAATAACGTGGGCAAGGTTATTAAAAGCTACAGATGTAGATGATACTCCAGTTAATGGAGCAACTGCAGACCCTGTATCTAGTAACTGGGCTTTTGACCATAAGGCAGATAAGGATGCCCACCATAGTAATATTCTTACACTTACCTTTATTATAGATGGTGGAGGCTCAGCAATAACCACAGGAGAGAAAGGACACTTGGAGATTCCCTTTGCCTGTACTATTACGCAGGCTACACTACTTGCTGACCAGAGTGGAAGCATAGTCATAGATATTTGGAAAGATACTTATGCTAACTTTCCTCCTGCCGATGGTGATTCCATTACTGCCTCTGCACCGCCTACCTTATCCTCAGCACAGAAATCTCAAGATTCAACTCTAACAGGATGGACAACAGCCATTACTGCTGGGGACATCCTAGCTTTTAATGTAGATAGTATCACAACTTGTGAGAGAGTAACTTTGAGTTTGAAGGTAACAAAGACATGAATGAGCTAATTGAGAAGAGGACTCGTAACAGTAAGACTCATTCCTTGGGTGGTGGGAAGCACTCTTGGGATGGGTCTATCGGTGCTATTCATTATCAAGATAGTGGTTGGCAAGATATAGATAGCTATTTTGAGACTGCCGTTGCTCCTTGGGATTGGGAAATGCTCAAGGCTGGCTATCATATCAGGGTTAAAGAGGATTTCACTGCTGGCCAGATTATTGAGTTTGAGAAGCAAGGCGAGACAGTCCAGTTCCAGCCTATGGCATTGGAGTGGACTAACGACCTTGACCAAGTACAACAAGTCTCAATGCCTCACGAGGTTATCCCTACTATAACTAATCCAGAAGTTGATTTGCTTCCTGCCGTTGGTATGCCTTCTCATCAGGGAACTATCAAGTGGAATAATGCCTATGGAACAGGGCTAGATTTTGAATGGAAATGTACTTCAACTAGACTAGTTAAAATCCTAGAGATAGAGAACTTTAACAAGTTGCCTACTCCTGAGCAATACATTATTGATGGTGGTAATCCAGTTCTGAGATTGAACCTAATATTTGACCCGTCAAGTGGCTGTGATATTTACATGGATGGGGAGAAGTGGGATAAGAAGGAAAAGAAGCAAACATTCAAAGCTATTGAGTTCAGGAAAGACGGAGAAGTTCTCTGGGGATTCATGCCACTGAGATATTGGGGAAGTGGTGAGGGTGAGGATAATGAGGGACAATCGGTTGCTACTTTAGAGAAGAGAGGCAATAAGCTCTATATCTCAATAAGAGTTCCTTATGATTGGCTGCAAAGTGCTACCTATCCTGTGTTTATTGATACTGATGTTGATGAGCAGGTGGGAGCAAGTACTGATGATTGCTTGGAAATACTAAGTGATAGTTGGTGGTCTCTGGATGCGAGTGGTTTAGTAGCAGGCTATTATTCTGATGAATACAAAGAATATGGTGGAGGGATGCGGTTTACTACTATCAATATTGTTCAAGGGGCAACTATTACTACAGCATATCTTACTCTGCAATGTAAAACCTCCTATAGTGCCACATCTGTAAACACAAGAATAAGTGCTGAGGATATAGATGATGCTCCGACCTTTGCCGATGATATTGATGCCTTTAATACTCGTTGGGCAAATAGAACAACAGCTAGAGTAGATTGGGATAATATACCCGCTTGGACAGCGGGTTATAATTACAATAGTGCTGAAATAAAGACGGTTGTACAGGAAATTGTGAACAGAGGAGGATGGTCAAGTGGGAATGATATTGTCATCTTTTGGGAGGATTTTGAAGATAGAAGCAGCCATACAACTAATTGTTTTAGATGGGCGAAGCCTTATGATTACTCAGCAGCCGATGCTCCCAAGCTCCACATTGAGTATTCGGTAGGAGCAGGTTGGAAAGGTTCAAGGGGATTTATAATAGGATAATAGCGAGATTAGAGCTTGAGACAGGAAATAAATGACACGCTGGCTAGATAACTTAATTAGGTCAATAGGCTGGTTTAAGGCACATCATGGTAAGATAGTGCTGATAATCCTAGCTATAGTTCTAGCTGCCACAATTTTAATAGTTACACTGTTACTTACTCCAGCCAATGCTAAATCTCTTCGGAAAGACTTCTATGCTGTTGGGTTGAACTATCAAGTATATGAGAGCCAAATAATCTCAGGTACTCTTACAACAGTAAAAGCAGAGTCATCTCATGGTAACAGTGGAGGAATTGAGCAAGATGTGGTAGTACAATGCGATGATGACCGTGTGGTAGTTGAGTTCACTAATTGGTTCTATGGTGATACCACGAAAGTTGGCATTATCATCCAAGACAGTGATAAACAGATATTTGTTTGTAGAGTACTATCAGAGATAGGCAAACCATATCATTACTATGTTCTTACTAGCGGTGATGGTATCATTACTGAAGTTTTTGACTCCAATGGGAATTCTCTGATATATAACAAATATCCAAGGCAGGGACATATTGTTGAAACCAATACATACCTAGAATATTGGAGGATAGTAGGACAACCTTGTTTTTATTATGGCTATGCTACTATAAATGAGACTGGTGTTCTACAAGTAAGGAATGACTTTTATAGAGTTTCTAATGGATTACCATTTAATATGACTTTTATACACCACAAGTGGGGAACTAAGTATTATGATAAAGGAGAAATAGACGACCGTTAAGGAGGTATAATGCCAAGCTACAAGAAAGCTGTGAAAAGTTACCTTAGACGCAAAGTTGCTGGTAAAGGGGTAGCTCTTAAACGCCCAATTAGAACTACCTTCAAAGTCAAGCGATACCATGCCAGGTTGAAGAAGTATGGTACTGGCGTCTTGGGTCATAGAGCTAAAGGATACAGCGCATACAGAAAAATAACTGGAAGATAAGTATTAGAGCAAATAATGTCAGTATTAGATAGTCTCATCTCAGACCGCAAGAAGTTCATTGAAACCTTACTTGTGATAGAGGACAAGAGTCAGAAACGAGTACCATTTATACTAAATCCAATACAATGTAATGTGCAGGAAACTCAAACTGGCAGGGATATATATGTGAAACCTGCACAAGTTGGCTTTAGCTCCGAGCGGTTTGCCAATGCTTATGTAGCTACTGTTACAACTCCGAGTACTAATACCGTTCTCATAGCTTATGAGGAGTTTATAACCCAGCGTCTATTAGACAAAATGCAATTCTACCACAATAGTATGATGGCATTAAACATTCCAGGCTTTCCAAAGATGCACCACAGTTCCAGCTATGAAAAGACTTTCCCATCCATCCATAGTAGTATATACATTAGCTCTGCCAGGTCTTATGTAGCAGGCCGTGCTGAGACTATCCATCATCTTCTCGCAGATGAGTTTGCCTTCTGGGAGCCTGGTGCAACTGAACGCATATTTGCACCTGCATTAGATAGAGTTCCACCAACAGGAACAGTAGATATATTCAGCACTCCCAATGGTGAGGACAATGACTTTTGCGATATGTATAGAATAGCAAAAGCTGGAGAATCTGTCTTTACTGCACACTTCTATCCCTGGTTTGTACATCCAGAATACTCCATGCCACATGACCATCCAATACTAACCAAAGCTCCAAACTGGGCTAGGGAGTTAACAATCCCTGAACTTAAACTAGATTCAAATGAGGAAAACCTAGCTACAAATTACAATCTCACCATGGACCAAATCCGCTGGCGTAGATATAAAATTCGTGAAAAAGAGAGCCTCAGACGCAGCGGGGATATGATTAAACTATTCCAGCAGGAATTTCCAGAAGATGATATATCCTGCTTCTTAGCTGCTGGAGATATGTACTATGATACGGATATAATGGGTGAACTGACTCGAGATTGCCATACTGCTCCGATGTCTAAGCAAGTACTACACAACTTTGCGGATGTATGGTATCCACCAGAAGATAACAGGTGGTATATACTAGCCATAGACCCAGGTCAGGCTAAGATAACCAGAACTGCTATGGTAGTCCTAGCCTTTGATAAGGATGATAACCCAACCTACTGTGCCAGAGCAGCAGGTCTTTGGGAGCCAGAAACTACTGCACTAATGGCTATGGAACTTGGTAAATACTATAACAGTGCGGTTATAACCTGGGAAGCTAATTCTCACGGCCTTGCTCTTGCTCCATTACTTAAGAACTATCCAAATCTATACTACCGCCGAGATGTAGTCAGCGGCATTGAAAGCCATGAGTTAGGTTGGTATACTAGCGGAGGAGCTAGAGGCACTAAGGAATACATGTTAGCCACTATGAGAAGAATGTTACCAAGAATGAGAGTCCATGATGTCCAATTTATTAGCGAATGTAGGAACATCCGAACAAATGATGGTAAGACAGTTTCAGTAGGCATGGATGACATACACGATGCGTGCTGTATAGGACTAGTATGTAGAGATTCTCGGCCAATATACCGAGGGTTTGTAGGAACTTCTGGCTTTAAATGGTAATGTATACATAGGAGGTAACTATGAAATTAACTTGGGATGAATGGCATAGTTTTGTAATTGGTTGGTGTGAGGCTATATCTTTTGGCAGACGTATACATAAAATGCCAATGGAATATGACAACCCATTAACTAACGAATACCATTACTATCTATTTGGCCTTGCTATTGGTGTATTTACCTGGCTAGTAATAATCATTGGAGGGATAAAATGCCTGATATAAAAACCAAGATACTAAAAGAATGTATAGACCTAGAAAAATCCTGGTCTGAGAGGAATAAGCAAATCAGGTATTGGTATGATATACTATTACTAACTAACAACCTATACCAAGAAGGCATGGAGTCAGTTATAGCTAACGACCCAAGAGTTGCTTATAACCTCTCAGTATATCTCATAAAATCCGCCATAATAGCTCACAAAATGCCTACAGAAGGTCTAGAAATGCAAGAGATAGTAGATACCAGCAGCATCGAGCAATTCTTTGCCAGACAATGGGGAGAATTAGATGAAGGCCAGAGGAGAATAGGCAGGCAGTCCTGGCTAAGATATCAAACTGCCCTGACTGTAGCTACTGGCTGGTATTCTGTACTAGCTCTAGCTACTCCAGACAAACTAATTGCTGAAACTTGGAACCCAATAGAAGTCTTTCCACACTTCTCCAGAGACCCAGAGATTGGTATGGATAAATGCGCCCATATATATTCTCTTACTTCCAGTGAGGCTAACCGCAAAGCTAAGTTAAATAACTGGGTACTTCCAAGGTCATTTGTTGGTGATGTTAAGGTATATAACTATTACTTCATAGACGAGGATGGTGACCCATCTAATACCGTACTGATGAATAATGTTATAGTAATCCCTCCATTCAAGCTGAACCCAACTATCCAGGCATCTAATAGACTTCCAATCTTTGTGTCCCCAGTTGGTGGACTTCCTGACGATGGTGCTATAGTAACCAAACAAACTAGCTGGCAGAAACACTTTGGTGAGAGTATAATAGCCACCGACGCAGAGGAATTCAACAACCAAAACAAGATGCTAACCTACGTCCAGCAGACAGTAAGAGACACAGCAACTCCTCGCTGGTTTGAAAGATCCACAGGCGGTAATATATTAACTCCAGAAACATTGTTTAGGCGTGGAACTATATACCGAGGTGGTCCTAATGATAGTATAGACCCATTGCCAGTTCCTCCAATGCCACTTGAGCTTAGGACTATACTCTTTGACTATAGTAATCGTATCCAGCGAGGCTTATTTCCATGGACGTTGTTAGGTAATATCCAAGGCCAGATGTCTGGTTATATGATGAGCCAGGTAGCTTCTTCCTCCATGTCTTCTCTAGCTCCCTATGCAGATGGAATTAGAGACCTACTAACCGATATAAACAACTACTGGTTGTATGAGATGAGAGAAAGAAACATCTCCATACGAGGATTTACCATACCTAAAGAAACTCCAAAAGATATTAAATTCAAAGTCAGTCTAAACGTCAACATACCAGGCAGTTTAGTCCAGCGAGCTACAATAGCTAAGATACTCAATCCACAACTGCGATTTGACTTTGCTACCACTTGTGACTTGATGTTCCCAGAGATAAACAATCCTATAGAAATCCAAGCAAGAGTTAATAAAGATGAAGCTGTGATGGGTGAAGTAGCTCAAGCAGTTGCCCTAATAGAATCTTACAGAGAAGTAGCTAAAATGTCTAGGGAGTCTGGCGATACTACAACCGCTGACCTTTATGAAAAAGCAGCAAACTCACTGGAAGCTCAAATGTCCACTCCACAAGTACCAACTACTGCTCAACCTACACGTCCAAAGGAAATGAGGTCAGCAATTCCACGGGAAGAAACAATGCCAGAAGAGTTTGAAGGAGGTGTCTAATGCCAGATGGATTTGGAGACCAACTAAAAAAGTGGCAGCAAGAAGCTGAATCCAGCTTCAGTCAATTACAGGAGATTGAGACTCAAGCTGGTAATCCGCCACCTGAAAAAGATAAGCCTTGGTGGAAAACCATGCTAGGTGGTTTTGGCCTTGCAATTCCACCACTAGGACTATACCAATATGCAAAGGCAGCTTTCAAACCAAAACCTGGAGCAGAAGTAGCTAAACTAACCAAGCAAAGAGATGATGCACTAGCTAACTATTCCACAGCTACCTGGTTTGCGGATGCGTATTCTGCTACTCCAGCAGGATTAAAAGCGGCTGGTATCACCAGCTTCACCGATTATATGAAGAAAGACCCACCAGGTCCAACTGTTGCTCCTGCTGAGTTAGCTAAAGCTAAGAAATACATAGACTCAATTCTCCTAGGCACTGAGGAAGAAGCTATAACCTACCCTAAAGAACTTGCGAAGGATTGGATTACTGAGCCACTAGAAACTAGACCCAAATTCCAAGGCATACATTTAACTACCGTTCAAGAAATGATAAAATGGTTAAGTAAACAAGCTCCTCAGCCAATAGTTCCAGAAAACCTAGGCAATGAGGGTCTGATGGAATACCTTAAAGACCAAGGCTGGGATGAAGAGCAACTGGCAGAAATTGAAGCACAAGTTACAGAAACTTGGGGTTCTATGTTTGATGAACACCGTTCAGAAAGAGAACAAATTAGACGCTACCAAGCTGGCATAGATACTCCCCAAATGCCAGATGAGACTTGGAAAGAAAAACTAGCCCGTGCTGGTTCTCAACCTGCCCTTGCTGCTTTGGATGCACTTGGCCTTTACTGGAAAGCAGTTGAAGAACCAATAGCTGCATTGACAACTTATTCAATAGCTAACCTACCACCAGCACTATTACCAATCAAACATATAGGAACAATATCTGAAACCCAAGAACTATTGCGTGATGAGTTAAAAACCTTACATAAATATCATATAGATGAAGGTACAAACTGGTGGACTGCATGGGGTAAAGCATGGCATGACTTGGAAGCACCAGAGTGGGCTAAGATATCCATGGAAATAGTTGCAGACCCACTCAACCTTATAGGCTTTGGCTGGTTCACAAAACTAGCTCATGCTACTAAAGCTATTCCAGTAGTAGGTAGATTTACTGGCTTAATGGGAGCAGTAGAACGAGGCTGGATAGCTGCTGCTGAGTATCCACTAATTAAAGCAAGAGCGGCGTATAGAAGGATACCATTAACCAGAGGCCAGAAAACTGCATTTGCTGAGTTTAATAGCGATAATATTATAACATCTGCAACTGGCCAACATTTCAGTTCCAAAGGCGGAATGAAACATATTCCGCAAGAAGATTTTACCAAGCATAACCTAAGTGCTATAGATGAAGTCTTAGATAATCCAGAAACTCTAGGCTATACTGGTGACTTGGGTAGGAACTTCCTTGATAGACCTCCAATGACACAGGATGACTTTACAGACTGGGCTGGAAAACTCAGTTCATCCTTAACTCCAGCTGATATTACTCCACAAACCCTCTTTATGTTTGAGGAGTTAATAGAATCAGCAGCAGTTAGAGGTAGTCTGCGACCTGCCAAGAGCCTTGAAAAAACTGCTCAGGAACTTCTCAGGCTAGTATTTAATGTAGCAGACTCACCAGAAAATATGAAGATAGCTGAGAACTTAATAGAAGGTATATATACCAGAACCATAAGGATAGCCAAAGGTATAGCTTCCATGCCAAAAGCGCAATGTCTAAGACAAGCAGCAAAGAAAGCAGGGAAGATAGTCCTAACTACCAGCTACGCAGATGACTTTAACTTTAAGTTCCATCATGGTGTATGGAGTGGCATCTTGGGTGAATACAGGCGCACTGCCAACATCTGGGCTAATACCATGGATAAACACCTAATAATGCCATTTGCCAGAGCCTATCTAGTAACTGCCTCCTACATGCCATGGAACTGGGGAGAAGAGGTAATGCGAACCTGGTTCGGTAGAGGTGGACTTATATATGGTAAAAACGCTCCAGTTAGGCTAGAATACCTATCCACTGGTTTAACACTTGACCGTAAAATATTTCAAGATGGAGTACCACTAGCCAAGGAAAGATATAGGGATATGCCAAAGATACTAGCTAAGGAAGGTAAGCCAGGTATCGGCGAGATGTCTGAGGCAGTAGAAAGAGAATATGGTAAAGGTCCACTAGAAAAGCTCTTGTTATATGGCTGGCATCCTAAGATGAATAAGTTCCATGAAGCTCTTTACTTTCCAATCAGAGGTTCTCAATGGGCTGGAGGAATAGAACGTTCTGGCTTTACAACTTCTCGCTGGCTACAGCACTTAGATGAGATGGCTCCAGATGCTGTGAAAGGAATCAAAGCAGCAGTTGGTACAGTAGATGACATACCACAAGTAATTGGAACTACAAAATCACTTAGGAATGGTTTCTACAAACAAGTTAATGATGCTGCACATCTTGGTCCAAATGCAGTTAGGAGCATACCAGACAAGTTTACCTTCAAGGAAATAAGACTAGCTGAGGTTGCAGAAGCTAGAACTAAGTATGCAGATATTGGCACCGCTGGTGACTATATAATGTCCAGGGCTGAGATTGGTGACTTGTGGAGTGATATTCCTGGTCATTTTACAAAAGCTAAGGATAAACTAGCTGATAACTTCCTCCATGCGCCAGAAACTAAGATGGCTAACTATAAAACACTAATAGATGACTTGTTAGAAAAAGCAGAAGCTACTCCAAACAAAGAGCATCTATTAGCATTAGTACAAACACTCCGAGAACTATCCGATGATGCACCTGAAACCATCCATGCAGTCTTTATGGCATTTGGTGAAAGGTCAGCTGGTATAACTTCCGAAGCAGGTAGAAACGCACTTTGGAATGATGCTTATCCTAGGATAGCTCCATTCTTAGATGAAGTAGAAAAGCAAGCTAATAGACTAGCCACTCATATTCGTGACCAGTCTGGCAGTGATATACTTACCAAGCTGCAATGGGATGAAGTAGATAACACCATAACTCAATATATGAATAGAGTGAGTAAGATAGTAGATACCAGACACAAAGCAGATTTAGAGAGAACTATTCTCCTAGAACGTGGAGTTGGCCCAGGTACTCCAGAATGGCAAGACGAACTTGGTAAAATTTGGTTTGAACATCATACAGTAGACTCCGAGTTAGCAGCTAATATGGACGTACAGCAAAAAATACTTAGCAACAAGATAACTCCACAAGACATACCTACTCCACGTATAGATGCTTCTGGTAGAGGTTTAACTCCAGCCGATGTAGCTCCGCTGTTTCTAAGTACTGGTGACCAATTATCCTATGCTATGATGCAATCCAGTGCTATGAGACCAAAGATGTACTTCACTGCCCATGTTAAGAAGAAAGCTACCGAGATGGCCAATGTATATAATACTACCAGACAAGCACTAGGATTTACAGACCAAGGTATAAGTGATGTTTATGACCAGCTAATTTATGGTCTAAGGTCTAGCCCAGAGTTTCATAATATACTTACTCCAAAATTTGCTGAGTTAGATAACCTTGCTATGGATATAGAAGCAATTAGAATAAACAAAGCTCTGGATCCAAGGCTAACTAAAGTGTATAAAGAATACGCAGAAGGGGTAGCTACTAAGTTAGAAAAGCTGGATATATATAAGAAACCAGAGCCTATAGTTGAGCCACCAACAAAGGGTGACTTGGAAGACATTAAAGGTTTTCTTGCTGAGCCTATTATACCTAAAGCTACAGAGGGTATGCCAGAACCTTGGGAGATGACTAAGGCAGAGTGGAGGAATACTCAGTTACTTCCTGTTACTAGACCTTTTTCTACCATACTAAGGGAAGGGGAAATAAATTATACCAAAGGTTCTGTATTTCATGGAACTGGTGTAGAGGCAATGCAGAACATAATAGAAAAGGAATCTATACAACCTTTGGTATCTAGAGGTGATAAGTTAGGAGAGGCAGTAGTATCAATGTCCCAGATTGAGAAAGTTGCTGACGATTTTGGGGTGGTTACTATTGAACTTCGAGATAGAGGATATGTAGAAAGAAGATTAGCTTGGGAGGGTGATTGGGTTAAGGGTATGGAAGTAGTATCAAAAGATGCTATACCCTTGTCAGATATAAAGGGAGTTACATTCACTTTGGGTGCTAAGGAGGACTTATTATGGAAAGACCCGATTAGTGGAATAACATTAGACTCCTTAAAGAAGCAAATAGAAAACAAGGGAATTAAAGTAACTGTCAAGAAAGTTCAAACACATAAGGATTTGATAGTGCAAGCACTTAAGGAAGGCAAGCCAGTTCCAGCACATGTATTAAAAGACTACCCTGAGTTGGGTAAGGCTGTACCACTGGATATACGCAAAGAACCAACAACACTCCGAGAAGGTACAGATGATTGGTGGAAAACCAAGCAAGATGCAATGGATGCAACTATGAAAGAATACTATCACGAATTTACCGACTATACCAATGCCAACTCTGCTGACTTGTTTATGAGGAATGTATTTCCCTACTGGCAATATGAGTCCCAGCGTTGGTTCTGGCTACCTAGAAACTTCCTAACTCATCCAGGTGTATTTAATATCTGGGGTAAACATATGGATAACTCTGACTATGGCTACCTTCATGTACCTGGCACCAACCTTGAATTTAATTTAACCAGAGGTTCTATATACAAAGGTGGGATGTCTACCCTAGTCCGTAGAGATTACCCAGAATATTATGACCAATACTTCCCAGAGTTCTTTGAGACTGTAGACTATGCTGAACGCTTTGGCTTCTTTCCCAATGTATTTTGGGGTACTCTAATAAATACATTTGGAGGCAGAGAACCACAACTAGGACAGCAAATGCCAGCGATAGTTAGAACTCCATTGGATATATACGTGGCTGCAAATCCAGACTCTAAAATAGGTAAAGCACTTCAAGAAACTCTATTCTCAGATAGGTTCAGAGACTACCTAATAATGTGTAATGTAGAACATATAGCTTCTGCTGACCAAATCCAACGTAATATCAATGGTGAAACTATCTGGAATAAGATGGAAACCCACCAAACATTAACAGATGAAGAGCAAGCACTATGGGATAGAGCTAGGCAAAAAGTAGCAATGGTGTCACCACTCTTAGAACATGGTGGCATCTTCCGCATGAGGCATCAAGATAGAATAGAAGCATACAATATGATGGGAGAATTCGTTGAAGAAATAACTGGCGTGTCTGTAGAAATGCAGGACAATCTAAGGCGTCATGGGTATTCAGTAGGTGATGTGTGCAGCGGGTTATCCCAGCAAGATATGCTACTCTTAGAAGAAGCTCTAGAATACAAACGCTGGTTAAGTCCTCGTCTTACAGCATCTTTACGTCCGTCTAATGAGATAGAAGTAAATCTAATACTCAGTGAGTTCTGGAATGAGGTTAAATTACATTCCGAAACTAATAGAGAAGAACTAAAAAGAGTTGAATCTCAAGCATTTAGAGGTGAAGGTGGCTGGATATCCAAGTCTGACTATATAGACAAGGCTAGAGGTATCATGTCTGACAATGCTAGGTTCATCCACAGCCTTCATGGAGATAAATACAACCAAGCTACTGGCCAGTGGGAATCAAACCCAAATGCTAACACTAAATTTTCTATGGTTCCTGTAACCATGGGAGAACGTGCTGAGTTTTACACTGAGCGTGGAGTTAACCTATCCATGTCTACCTTCGACGAAATGCTGGCTGAGTGGTACCAGCTATCTCCAAAGCAAAAAGTAGACCCAGTAACCAATACAGTAGAAACAGACTGGGGTACATACTTCGCAACCATGGATGTGATAAGAACTATGATGCCAGATGACTTGCGGCGAGAATGGGATTCCTATCTCCAACGCAATTTTACTCCAGGTTGGGCATTCTTCAAAGACTCCACTCAAAACTACCTAGTCCCATACTGGAATGTCTCGGATATAATTAAACAGGAACTATTCTCAACAGAGGAGCAAGCACTAATAGATGAATACTATAAAATTCACAAAATAGACCCAGATAGAACTCAAGAGATAATGGACATAACTCGGCCAGATGGTACCAAACTAATAGCTCAATACAAATCTAAATCCTCAGATGCTAGACATAAACTCCGCCTAGTAAATCCTATGCTAGATGCTCAACTTCTATTCTGGAATAAAACTACAACTCTCTTAACTCCAGAAGCAGAACAGATGTATAACCAATTGGTTGAAACTAGCAGGAAACTAGGCCTGTAAACATGCTATATTTAATCATAACTAACAATTAAATATATACGATGTATAATAAATTATAGCATACATTTAGTTGACATAACGACGATAGCTCTTGACAAACGCATTATGTAATGTTATAATAGGTAATACAATGGAGGTGAATTATGTCATACGAATATACCATGCCAGATGGTTCTACCATTAAAGTTGTGCCTGAATCTGATTTAATGGCAGTAAAGACTGGTGCTGAGGGAAGAGAGAAAGACCTTACTTCCCAAATAACTGAGGTTAAATCCTTAGTCGAAACAGCTAATAAAGCTAGGGAAGAAACTCATACTCAACTCCTTCAAGCGCAAGCTGCAAAAGAGCAACTTGAGGAACAAGTCAAGGAAAGCTCTGGCCATCAATCCAGAGCAGAGGGACTACAAACAGAGCTGGAAGCTAGTAAAGCTACAGTGAGTGGTTTGAATGACAAACTGCTCGATTTGAAGAGGGTTAGCATCGCTGCCATGTATGGAGTTAGTGCTGATACCATCAAAGATAAAACAGAGGAACAACTCACCAACTTAGAAGAAGCTTTGAAATTGGTTGCTGTAAAGAAACCAGCTAACCTAGACATTGGCGGTGGTGGAAGTGCCAGTCCTGTTCATCTTACTGGCATTGAGGCTTGTAAGCAGGAGATAGCAGAACTAAGAAAGAAATAGGAGGTAAATATGGGAGCAGTTGTAGGACATTGGAAAAACTTAACCGAGGCTGAGAGATTAACTCAGTCCCAACTCATTCCTGGTGTCATTGAGGAAGATATCAAGCGTGAAAACTTAATAGATAGAATGCCAGTAGCTCTTGCTCAGGGAAAATCCATAAAGTGGAATAGAGAAAAAGTTACCATGGAAGATAATGTGGTAAATGTGGACATTGGTGACCAACTCTCTTGGTCCAGTTCTATGGAATATGACCCTCAGGAGACTACTCTAAAACGGAAAGCAATTCAAAGATTACTTGACAACTTCATAGTAGATGTGTATGGAACCATAAATGACTATGAAGCTCAAGCATTGTGGGAAATAAAGAAAGGCATGGTGAGAAGACTCGGCGACGACCTTATCTATGATGACACTGATAACTCTGCCAAAGAGTTTGATGGTCTCCATGCACTAGCCTATGAGCAGACTGGTACTGACTTGGACATAGATGAAGCTGGAGCTTTAAGCCTTATGAACTTAAGGACTCAGATAGATGCTATGAAGCATGGTGTGGATGTTATCTATATGCCAATACCAATAGCTCGTAGAATGGATGCAGCCTACCAAGAAGCAGCCTTTGCTGGAACTGCTGGTGACCGTAGCTTTGCTCAGATAAGCTATGGTTTTAACGAGATGGGTAAACGCATTATGTTCTTTGATGGGATTCCCATTGTAAGAACTGACTACCTGATGAAAGAAGATGATGGTAGTAATGCACCAAGAACTAAAAACACATCTGGTACTGCCTATTCCATCTTCCTCATCAAATTTGGCGAAATCTTTAATGGTGACCCTGGGTTATGTCTAGGTCTCGGAGACCCAGATATGATAGGTAAACTATTTAAGACTGAGCTATTTGAGAAGCTAGAAGACTATGATGCGGGTGGTATTAGACTAGTAACCTACCCAGCAGTATTACTCGGCAGCAAACTCTGCCTTGGTCGTATCTATGATATAACCGACGAAGCTGTTACTGCCTAGGGAAAGAAGATAAGTAGGAGGTATAAATGACATCTTATATAAAACATGATGTAAGAGTTGAGGATGGTGGAGTAATTTACCTGCCACCTTGGGTTGGTGGTGAAGTAGAAACTGGTAAAATTGCCAGACCTGACCTAGATGATATGTATGGTACAGTTCTTGATGCTATCCAGCAATATCCTTTAGGTACTAAGTTTGAGCTTGGTGATAGGGTATTCCGCTATGTAAAATTTGGTGATGATGATGCTGGTCAAGTATGGGGAGCTGGAACAGGTCGCATTCCTGAGTGTGGTATTCTAATGAGTGCTACAGCTTTGGAGGTTAGTACAACCATTGTCTCAGGGGCATTGGCCTCAAAGACTGTTGTTATAACTGAGGCAAGTGTAGAAGAAAACGACTTTGCTGGTGGTTACTTCTGTGTTCAAGATACTTTCCTCATGGCACACATTGAAAGTAATACTGCTACCGTTGGTGGTAATGTTACCTTGACGTTACAGACTAAACTGCCTGTGGTCCTTTCTGCAAGCTACACAGCAGCCATTACCAAGTGCATCTGGAAGGATGTTGTAAGACATAGTGGTGCTGCTGCCAACTGTGGAAGTGCTGTACTTGGAGTCTACCAAGGCTATGCACCTTCCGCTTCAGAAGGATTATACGGCTGGATTCAAACTTGGGGACCTGCTATTGTGCAGGTAAGTGAAACCCATCAAGGTGATGCACATGCTGAGAGAGCACTGTGGGCAGATAATGGTGCTGTTCAGTGTGAAGCTAGCTATACTACTCAACAACCTGTTGGCTGGTACTTACAGGAATATGATGCAAGTACCCTTAGCTTGCCAGTAGTGTTCCTAATATTATCCCATTAAACAAATAGTTGAGGGAGGAGCATTAAAAACTCCTCCCTTAGCAAATAGGAGGTGTAAATGTTTGGACCATGGAAAACAGTAACGATAGCCAAAGATGGTACTACATCTGCCGAAGTTGATCTTGGGGATGATTATAGCAAAGTCACAGTACTCCTTCCAGCAATAGACAGTGCAACCCTTACAATCCACGTATCTAATAAATCAGGTGGTACATTCTTCCCAATACATCTACCTAAAGTAGGAACTGCTGGCTCTGCTGCACATATTACCACGGCAGCTACTACTAGCATAGCAGTAACTTTTGCCATCGGTGCTGCACAGTTCATCAAGGTAGTACTAGGCGCTGCTCAAGCCACTGCTGCCAGGACTATCTACGTAAGGGGTTGTAATTGAATAAGTTAGAAGTAACCTTTGAGTGGGAGAATGACGACAAGTTTGAGATGGTAAGCAAACTTAACAGTGATGATTCCATCACCATAGTAGAAGCACATGAGAATGGCTGTATGCAGGAAATATGGTCTGGAATCCAATCAGTCTGTATATCTTATCTGTCTACCAAACTCACAGAAATCGGCAATGAGATGAAATCTTAGGAGGTAAATATGCCTTTACCAGTTGAAGCATTACAACCAACAAGTTCTAGTAGTAATATCAAGAAAGCCATTGGAGATAGCATTTCTCAATGTGTAGAAGAAGGTAAATCCCAAGACCAATGTATTGCCATGGTTTATCGTATGGTTGAGAAAGCCACAGGTAGGCCAACTGCTAATATTAGTCCATACACTCAAGGAGAATAGTGAGAACTATAACCACCGCACTAGAGAATGCTCAGAAATCCGAGCATGTGATTCCATACATCTGGGTATATCTTACCAGTGCGGATGGCAGCACCACTCGCAACTATTCTAGCAGGCTAATTCAACTCGAACACGTCGAAGAACCATATGATGACCGTGCTACTGTAATCCTATACAATAACGACATGGGAGTAGCTAATGTCTTAGGTTACTGGCTAGAAATAGGCTATGGTTGCAACTGTTTAGCTCATGGTGGTAAAGCTCAAGAATACTCATCTACTCCTCGTCTTTGGGTTAAGAGCCAGCATGTATTATCCAGAGAAGGAGACCTATTTACAGTACTATCCTGCGAAGGAATGTGGCGAGCATTGAATGAGTTAGATATAATAACCAAAGGCAGCCCTCCATTTTATACAGGCCAGTATACAGAAGAAACAGTGTATGATATTATTGAGGAAATACTATCCATAGTTGAATTCGATAATGGCAGCTTCACTCTCAATGCTCTTGGTAGTCAAGACGACGGCATTATAAATGACTTTCAACCTAGGCTCTGGATTAATGAAGTCCCATTTGAGAATCCAGCGATAGTACTATACCGCCTAATAGCTATGACCAAGTGCTACCTAAGAGCAAAAGCTAGTCTAGCATTTGAGATAGTCTACCCACAAGAATCAGACTCAGTCAATGAGACTTACTACTCCAACAAAGCACACTATTTCCATGAATACAGAGAAAAGACCAACATCAACGTCCCAAATCACATAGTAGTCTATGCCAATGAAGACCAAGATGAAGGTTGGAGTAATGTGATAACTGCAGAATCTCTAGACCAAGATTCTATAGATGCTTACCACGATGTTACCAGGCATCACATAGCTGGGGATGTATCTACTCAAACAGATGCTGGCAACCGAGCTAGTGCTATACTATCCAAAATTATAGCTGAAACTCTAGCTGGTAAGTTAATAGTTCCACACGACTGCAGGGTTGAACTCTATGACAGAGTAGCAATATATGATGCAAGGAAGGAGGCATAATGGCTTGCTGTGAATCTACTAAAATCTCTACCAATATGTTTGCAACCATCGACTGTGAGGGAATTAAAGTCTGCCATCCATTTGTTGCAAGATATGACTGTATATTTGATACTCTTCACTTCTGGCTGAAGAAGCATCCGAGTAGTGCAGTACTTCCAGATGAAGTTAAAGTTTGTATCTGTGCAGTTGATGGAGATGGTAAACCATACTCTGATTTAACAAATGTTGTTACAGTTGAAGTTCCAGCTGGATTGACCGAAACTGGTGAGGAACTCACTGCCGAGTTTAATGATGCACTGATACTCCATGGTAACAGCTATGGCATTGAATATTACTTCCCACACCAAGCTACCGCTTTTGGTATAATAATAGCAGGAGCACAAGATGATGTATGTCCGTGGGAATCAGGTGGAGATAGCATCCCAGTAATAGAAGCTGACTATTCAGGGTATGTATATGCAGTTGAGGAAGGCCCATGTGTTCCATCTTGGTATGAATTAGACACAGTAACTGGTGATGCTCAGGTATCTTGTACTGGTGCTACTAATATCTCAGATGATGCTGCAACTCTCAACTGTCAGGTATTAACCATTCCTGCTGGTAAGCCTATAGTACTACGAGGTATGGAATGGGGTCTGAGTGAAGAGTATGGCAGTGAGTGGAGTGAACAAGGTAGTTGGGCTACTCTCCACTCTTATAGTCATGATATAACTGGCTTATCTGCTGGTGTTAAATACTACTACAGATGTAAGATTTGTACCGAAGCAGAAACTACATCCACTAAATATTACTTCTCTCTAAGCCGTTACTTACTTTCAGGCAGAGCTGGTGGTACTTATGCTGACCAGCGTGCTAATCCTGCACAGGAGATAGAAGAGAGTTGGAATGATAGTGGTGATAGTATACGCCATTATTATGATTCTGGATATCCTAGGTTCTTCATACAAAGAAACTTAATTAGATTTGACACCACTGGCATCCCAGCTAATGCAATTATTACCTCAGCAACTTTACGCTTGTATATTGGAAGGTATGCCAATGTAGATAGTGACGCTGTATTTGTAAATGCTGAGACTATACCATACGCCGTTGATGTTAATGATTGGGAAGCTATAGGAGCACTAAATGAAGAGATATGTAGAATACCAGCAGCTTCTCTTAAAGGTTCTGGTAGTGTATGTATTGAAACAGATGTTACTGGTCTAACCTATATAAATAAAGGAACTGTAACTCAAATAGCAGTTATGTATGCTCAGGATATGGCTGCCACTCAACCAGATGCTAACAATAATGAGAACCATATGTACTATCCAGGACCACCGCCAGATTATAATGACCCAGCAAGTCTTGAAATAGATTATTATATACCATAAGGAAATACAATGGATTGTTATTATAGCAGCAGTTGCAACTTCACTCCATCCTTGGTAATCCCAGGTGATGATTGTGTTTGGAGTGACTATTGTACTTTTACAACTGATTATGGTGGAGTCTACCCATCAGTAGCCTTAACTCGTGTAACCAGTCTAGTCCACCGCTGGTCTCCAGGCAAATATACCCTCCAAATGGGTCTCGGAGAAGTAATATCAGAATTCGTCCTGGGAGATAGAATAACCAGACCATACGATGTACCTATACCAGGTCCACCTAATCCTCCACCTGGTGGTTGTCCAGAAGGTAAACGCAGATGTTTCGATGCTGACTTGTATGAATGTATTAACAAAGAATGGGTGCTAGTACAATCCCAAGCTCCAGAATGTGTATATGAACCAGCACCAAGTGAGTGTGACCCAGGTACTTACAAATGTGTTGGTAACGACCTATATGAATGTGTTAATGGTAGGTGGGTAATAGCAGGATATAACCATCCATGGTGCATGAACCTACCATATTAGGAGTATTATGCCAGGTAGACCAAAAGACATAGATGAATGGAGAAGGCGAGAATACCTAGACCTTGAGCGTAGAAGGCCACATATACCACCAGGTTCAATAACCATTGACATGCTAGACCCATCAGCATCTTTTGAGTGTGGCTACTATGGTGGCAACGAAGCTGGAATTACTTCACAAGGCAAGGTAACAATAATAGAATCTAGTGCAGGTACTTATTATGGTGAATGTAAATACTGTGCTGGGGAAGGCTACTACGATGGCGGACTCTATGGCGATTGCTATTATAGTTAATTATAGGAGGTAAACAATGGGTAAAGGAACAAGTGTTAGTACTGGGGATAGAATACTAGCAGCCAAGATGAATCTAAAGCTAGAAAACCTAGCTGACGAGGTACTATCAGATGATGAGAAAGTATACTTTGGCACTGGTAGTGATGGAGAAGTATACTTCGATGGTAGCCATTTACGTATCAATACTCCTACCTTTGGTAACATCAGACTGAACCATCAGGATTATACTGCAACCAGCGGCGACATTACTGCTGTTCAATCCAAGCCTAATGTCTCAGTTGGTGGTACTACTGGTTTAACAGCACTAGAAGTATCTCCTAGGTTTGCAGAAGGCATTGCTGGTTCTAAACTAGTAGGCATCATGTCTAATCCAGACCTAAAAGGTGCTGCTGGAGGAAACCTATCCAGTGCTGTGAGAGCTTATGAAGGCAAGATAGAAAGTGCTAGTGGCAGTACTAGAACCGTGGCAGAGGCTTATGTACTACACTGTATGCAAGCTCTTCATGGAACTGTAACTGTAGGACCATACCCAATCTGTGTAGATGCTGGCGGTGGTAATGTAGCATGGGCAGGATTGTTTCTACTACCTGATGATGAACAGATTGCTAGTAAAGATGATGGTGCTACTCCTAAGCTAGTAGACATCAGTGGCACTGCCAACGATGGCTGGATTAAACTAAAAGCTGGTGATGAAGTTAAATACATTGCACTGTATAATGAGAAAACTTCATAGGAGGTATTATGGAATTAAACATTGAGGAAGAAATTAGGAAAGTCAAAGAAGACCTGGTGAAGTTGAATGGCAATCTCGACTTAATAAAGCAGCAGGAAGCTAATACTGTAAAGTCTATAGTAATGCGTGAAGGTGTTTTGAGATACCTGACAAACCAGCTTTCACTATTAGGATTAGACTCGGAGGTTTAATGAATTTAACTGCAATGCGGGCAGCCTTAAAGATTGAACTAGCTGATGCTGATTGGGATAATGACGAGCTAGACCGAGCAGTAACCGAAGCCGTTGCTGATTTATCCAGATACCTCCCAGATGAAAAGACCTATGAAGCTACCATCATCCTGGATATAGATGATGAGTCATGGACTAGTGCTGCTGCCCATGGAACTTATGTATCCCTGACTTATAAGCCTATTAAATACCAATCCGAGGTTGTGAAAAGTGCTGATGGCTTAACTACATATACCAGAGATACAGACTACACCATGGATTATGTGAACAGCAAGATAACTACAATTGACGGTGGTGACATGGCAGTAGATACAGAATATGCCATTAGCTACTACAAATCCAAATACTGCCTGGACATAACTTCTCTCCTTACTAACTTAATATCCATAGCACGAGTAGAGTATCCAGTCAAATCCACTGGTCCACAGAACCTTGTTGTATTTAATCTCTGGGGTGACTTACTATACATAGGAACATACACTCCAACTAGTTCCAGTGAGTTCACTGAAAACAATCATATAGTAATATACTACCTTGCTAATTGTACTATACCAACTGTAAGCGCAGATGGCAGCTTTGCCAGATACCTTGATGAGATAGTTCTCAAAGGCTCGACTGCTTATGCAATTATGAGTCGGGGAGTTAAGGAACTTCACAATGCTAAAACTAACTATGGCAGTGCAGCAACTGTAATAGCTACTATAAGTAAAACCGATGCTGAGACTGCTTTAGGTAATGTAGGAGCAAGGATAACCGCAGCAACTACCGCACTAGCTAAAATTACTGGTGAAGCAACCAATATAGGCACTGCACTTACCAACATGGCTACCTATATAGCCGATGCAAACATAGCATTAGATGTTGTACCAACTCACACAGCCACCGCTGTAACTGCCCTAGATGCGATAACTGGTGCTGGTAGTCCATTAACAGATACAGAAACTGCCTTAGATGCAGCCATAGTACAATCCGAGGCTGGAGTAACCGCACTAGCTAATGTAGATACACTCATAGCTGCGGTAGCGACTGCTATTGAAAACATAGATGCTGTCATAACCGATGGTGACTCTGCATTGGACAAAGTAACTACTCAAATAGCATCTATGGCTACTGCACTCGGCGAGATATCCGCTATGTGGACTGATGAAATTACATATCGTGGTTATGCACATAGCTACCTAACCTCTGGTGACGACCATATAGACAAGGTTAACATCGGCGACCAAGTTGCTGCAATGTATTCTTCCTTTGCTAATGTGGAAGGTTCACTAGCTAGACTATCCGAAAGCAGGAGATCCATAAAACTCGGCGAAGCTAATGCTTATCTAACCTCTGCTAACTCCTTCATTGCTGAGGCTAATTCCAGAATATCTCTTCTCAGTGGCTGGGTATCCAAAGCCAGAGCTATAATAGATGAGGTAAATGGTAGAGTAGCTGAGACCAATGGCAGGATAGCCATAGCTAACAGTTACAACTCCGAGGCCCAAGGTAGATTATACATAGCGGATAGATACATATCTGAGGCTGCTGGTAGATTATACATAGCGGATAGGTACATTACCGAGGCTGGTGGTAGGCTGTCCATGGCTGACAAATACATCGCTGAGGCTACCACACGCGTCAATTTAATCAGCAATTACGTTGCTGAGGCTCAAGCTAATATAGCCCAGGCCAGTGCTTACATAGCACAAGCGCAAGGCTACGTAACAGCTAATGAGCTAATAGCTAGACAAGCCGATGGCTATACGATTGTAGCTAATAATCAAGTGTTG